GACCCTTGCCTCTTCGTCACACATCGGCATAACACTGACATCAAAGATATTTATATCATCTCTTTTCTGCTTAATTAGGTCAGGTAATGGGTGAATGTACTTAAGGTATCTCTCATCTTTTCTACCATACCAATAGCTATGCTCTTTCATGCCATGAATTACGGAGCTATGATCTCGGTTAAAGAATTTACCTATCATGCTCAAGGTCATGTGCCGGTAGTTGTACATATAGTTATACAGGTAGTACCTCTTGTATGCTGATATTTCTACCCTACTAGGTGTGTTTAGTTGGTAGTCCAGGATTAGCTTCATTAGGTCCTCATTTTGTAGCTTTGTGAGCTCGAATACTGTCTCATCTATTTGTCCTCTCATTTTTTCTCAATAAAGTATTTATAATAGTTATCTCGTTTTACGTTATAGTCTAGCTTTTCAAATAGCTTAAGGTACCTGTATGCTGTGCGTTCACTTGTGCCTAAGTACCTAGCCATCCCCATTACGGTCCTGGGCTTTTCCTGTAGCATCTGCAGGAGCCTTAGCACCCTGTATATTTTGTGTTGATTCATACCTTCTCAATTACAAAGTGTCCGTAAATATGAGTACCTGCTGCTCTGAATTTATTGAGCTGCCAATGGCAGAGGGCTTTGCTTGGGAAGTCATAGCTTTCACTGAGCCTGTTTTCGTAGTAGTACAATAGTCTATACATGAGTTCTTACATTTTAGGTATTCTAAATATAGGGCGAAATTAAAGGAGCCGCCCTTATCTCCTGCAAATGACTGTTTGGACCACCATCTAGCCATCTCTGAGATATCTCTATGCATCATACCTCCAATCATCCTCATCAAAGCCATTATCAAAGTCCTGCATATCTCTTACCAGGTTAGTATCCTGTATGCACCAAATAATCTCCTCATTTAGTTGGTCAAGGTTTGCATCCGTTAGGATGTAGTCAAGCTCTACCTCACCCACCACTTGAATAGCCAATACGTTAGTTATCTCTACCTCATAATCCTCCTCGGTAATGTTAGTGATGTTAAACTCACAGCTCCCATGCACCTCATCAAATTCAAAGAATGCTGTGCTATTATCTATTGTTACTTGCATATCATAAAAATTAAAGTGTTATACATTACTACCATGGTAGCGAAAATCACAGCTACACTTGCAGCTACATTGAATAGTTCTCTTTTCATTTGTTAGCTTTTAAGATGGTTAAAAAGTCTTCGGTGTTATCTAGTGCTGTCTGAGTCATTTCCTCATTAGCTTCTACAAGCAGCTGCTCTAAGAATATAGTAAGCACTTCTGCGTTGTTTTCGTTTGCCTTGATAAAGTCAAGGGCTCTGTTAAATTGTTGGTTAAAACGTTCCATAAATAAATTTTTAAGTGTTAATACCTGACAAAGATATAAAATGTTTCATATCTGCAAAACATTTTGCACATTTTTTTTTAATTATGCACAAATTTAGAATGATTCTAAATAAGATAAGTGGTAATGAAACTCCTAAAAGTGTGGTGAATTGTACTTTTTAAGGGTGAATTTTACTTAATTTAGGCTATAAGCTGATTAATCTCCGCAAAAATACGCCTATAAACTTAAGATATATTCTTTCGCTTGTAAAGATACTCCTGATACTTAGTGAATACCAAGTGGTTTATCTTATTGTGTTTTTTGCAGTCACGACATTGTAGCCAATGGTGTACAGTACCGGCTGCAGTGACTACTTTTTTATTGTACCTGTGGTTAGTACCTCCACATTCTGCACATTCGTACTTATCACCCCCTTGCTGTACAGCATAATTGTGACTTACTAGGGTATAACTGTTAAGTTTATTGAATACTGACTCAAGTACCTCAACATCCATCTTACAATAGGCCACCATCTTATCTAATGCATCCTGGTCCTTGCGGAATACGATGTCTTTCCATAAATCAAGCCCTCCAGTTTCCATCTTAGCACCTACCTTAAGTAGCTTAGCTATGTAGTCTAGTTTATTGCTATTGAAATTAAAGTACCTTTTAGCCCATTTAAGGGTGTCTATGGTCTTAGGTGATGGCATAACATTGATACCATGGAATAAAGCCCGTGTGCGTATCCATTTGAGGTCAAACCTATCCCCATTGTGGGCCACTATCTCATCTGCTTTTTCCAATACTTTGACAAAGGCCTCAATCATTTTCTTATCACTCTGTGATTTTGACCATGTTAGGCTGTGAATCTCCTCCTCACCCTCCCATTTGTAGCAGATACAGATGATAGCACGCTCATGAATGATGTCACCTGGGTTAATGTTAAGGTTGTATCCTGTTCTCCAAAATACCCCGACATTGAATGAGGTCTCAATGTCATAAAATAGTCGTTTTCTCATAGCTTAAATAGCAGGGCTATTCTATCTATCAGCCCCTTTTGAATTAAAAAACGGAGCAATATACCAATTATAAACGAAATAACAATAGGCCACCATGCCCATCTGTACTTTATTACCTGTTCTGCCTGAGCTGTTTTATAGATAGTCTTACCTCGTATCCTTTCTACTCTAGTCTTGTACCGGTACTCTATCCTAGTCTGCCATCTAGTCTTAGGAACGTATATATTGTTGAATTTAATCACCGTATCCTTAGTAGTATAGAATTTTTCCCATACGATAGTATCATTGTGTATCACTGGGATGCTATCCACTGTAGTAATACGGATGGTGTCACTATCCTGTACTAACTGCAGGCCATTCTTTAATGCTTTCTTATAGTGCCATTGAGCTCGCTTAGGAGTTGAGCAGGATACAATGAGTATCAATATAGGTAGGATATATCTCATAGGCTTTGTAGCATCTTAATTATTCTAGGACATGGGTAAATATCTGCCTTGTCTTTTCTCACACTGTTGTGAGTGTAAATTCCTGCAGTACCTTTGAATGCCTCTTTATCTATAGCAAATATCTCGGACCGGTAAGCCTTAGGAATGTCATAGGTCTCACACAGGTACTCCACAAGCTGCCGAGTAGATTCTATCTGCTCATCTGTATATTTGTACCAAAATTTATTACCCTTGTATGGTGCATCTAAGGTAGTTACCATGGATGGGTCCACTACTCCCTTAACATAATTGTAGTACTTACCATCCTTTAGCTTTAATGGGCCCCAATTACATATCTCAATGCCTACACTTAGCTTATTGAGATTCTGATATTTTAAACCATGAACTGAAAAGTCCTGACTATCTATCCCCAGGTGATAGGCCCAATGCTTTGAACTGAAGCACTGCACTATGCTACCTCTTTCACCTATCACAAATGCAGTTGCTATCCTATCTGAGTTGCTATTCCACCAACGTGATACAGCTATGGGGTTACCATTGCCTGCGGTGTGGTGTAGATAGATTTGTTTTTTCTCAGACTCCTCGTGGAAGTATTGGCTATTAGATAGGCGTTCCTGAAATATCTTGGTCGTGTCTAATTTCATTGACTTCCTTTTTTATATCCTTAGCTCTTGCAAATAAATTTTTCATTGCCTGCCATAGGTCAAGGCCCTTTACTGCTTTATAGTTCTCATTGATACTCATGACCTCAATGGATACTAGGATGAGTGCAAGTACTTTGGTAAGCAATAGCTCTACAGAGAAAAACTGCAGGATGATACTATTCAAAATGAACTTATCAATCATATAGAACATAATCACAGTTACCTCATAGAGTAGCATCTTGCTAATAATTGCAGATAGGCCTCTGCTAGTTATCTTTACCTTGTGTTTATAGCTCTTCCATACGCCTGTGATAGTATCCAATACGATCACAAATCCAACTAAAAATAATAAGCCTGAGATAGGCATTAAAAATGTACTGATAACAGCTAACAGCTTAAACCAATTAGCATGCATTGTGGCTAGTAGTATGGATAGCTGTGACTTCACAAGATTAGAATGCTGTTATTGTACCCATTCTCAAGGAAGTTACCACACATTCCTGTGCAAGTAGTTTGCCATTGAGTAATGCATGAGCAATTTTGGAACATTGGACGTAAATCAGTATCCTGATTAGCTGTACTAATGAATAAAGGGAACAGGTTACGGTTAGCAAGTAGCCATCTGATTAAACGCTGCTCAAAGAAACTAGCTTTTTGTGCATAGTGCTCCATGCCAAAGGCTACCTCTGAGCGTGATACGCTTGCTGAGAAATCACCGCTTTGAGTTTGTAGGCCTTTGTTCTTAAGTTGGTACGTCAAACCAAATACTGCATCCTCTGCACTCCTCCATGCAATGACCGGCTGAATGAACTCTACCAAATCTACCTCATCAGGTAGTAAGGTCTGAGCATTGTACTGAGCAAGCATATAATTATAGAACGTAGTGCCCAGGATAGGCTGCACTCTTAATGCCGCTTGTGTCGCAATGTAGGGAGTTACGTCAGTAACATCCACATTAGCTGTAATGGGTGTGTTTGTTTTGAGGTATGACTCAGTTATGAAGTACAGCATTATACAATAGGTTGAGTAGGTTCATCAATAGGAGGTAATGAGGCTAGAGCACGTATCTCATTGGTAGTCATTTTTTCAAGTACTTTGCTAAGCAGTGCATCACTCAAGTTATTTAATGCATCCTTAACTTTTGCCGTCTCTTCATCTACCTCTATGATAGTATCTCCAATGATTTGAAAATTATTGATAGTAAACTCCGCAGGGATGCGAGCAATACCCAAGAGCTCATTAAAGATAGTAGTAACCTGAGCACGCAACTCCATTACTACATTTTTTTCAAATATCACATAGGCTTGTTTAATATCTGACCCACTACCTAGGCTTCCTGTGGTACGTACTCCCATAAGGATAGGGTCAATAGTATGAGCAAAACAAATCTGCTCTGTATTCAATGCAGATGCCTCATGGAATAGCTTATCATTGCCATTAGTTGGTAGGCTTTCTATCTTAGGAAGTTGGTCCGCACTGTTAGCAAAGAATGCAACTGCCTTTCCTGCATTGGCTGCACCCTTAAGGCGGTCAATAGTTTCTTTAATCATGTGCTTCTCCTCCTCAGACTGTGGACGTTTTGGGAACATCATAGCAAAGCTAGGGAATACACTATTTTGAATGTTACTTTTAGCGAAGTAACTTAACTCGCCACTCAAAAATGCAAAATTTAAACAGGAACTATATGTTGGTATGGAATAGTAGTCCTGCCCTACCGACTTTACTTCGTAGCTAAATAGTTGGCATGCATCTTTACAGGTGATGTGGTAAGGCTTAATCTCCTCAATACCTATTCTCCTGCTCCAATCATCACACAAAAAGTACATTTTTTTATCTCTACCTACTCTTACTTTCTCAGGTGATACGTTCTCAATTTTCATGAGCTTGCGTTTCTCACCAAAATACAGCTTAAAATATACCCGATTGTGTAGAATTAACTGCTTTGTCACTGCCTTAACGGTGTGCTTTAGGTTAGCTTTTTTCTCAAAGGTAAACATCTCTAGCTTTTCCTGTGGTGTGAGCTTATCAGTGGTAAGGTTAAACCCTCCACCAATCACAGCGTTAGTCTTGAAGTCTACAATGGCACCATGCAGCGGTGAGCTGAAGTACATCTGATTCAATAGCTCAGGATAGAGGTTGTCACTTCCAAAGTACTGCCACATGTTAGCAT